CATTATAATTCTTAAATACAGCAACTGGATTAGCTATTTTTTTAGGTAATAATTTAATGTCATCAATTGATATTTGATTAGCATGTTTCCCAGTAATTACTTTATGAATTATGCTTGGGTCAATCATGACAGCACCATCGAATCCTAACATTTGTAATACGAGTGGAGAATCCATTACTTTAACAGTTCGATTAATTTGTTTTCCACTCAATTGATGATCAACAACTTGCCCCCAATTCTTTATATCCGACGCCATTTTTTGTTGCATTATTACAGATTGTGCATAGCCATCTTCACCATTAAAGATAGCATTCATGTTGATACTCACGCTATCACGCAAATAGTCCATAGCAGTATAACCGCCTTTACCCATTTGTCGCATATATTGTGCCATTATATCAGCGTGTTGTGCCATCAATAATGCATTTGCTTTTGCAGTTTCACGTTGTTTTCTATTTGTGCTTTCACTAATAGCTTTAACTACTTCGTTGTACACATCATATCCGCTTTTTGACAACTGCATTCGTAACGCTATGTCATTGTTCGCCAATTCAAAGACTTTATCTTTCATAGCCTCTAAACTTTCGATTTGCATTAACATATGTTCCATATCTGCATAATGTGCATCAGATTGTGCTAGTGCATCAGCGTTACCATCAAGGCTTGCCGTTGTAGTCGCTCGGCTATACTCATATGCTGCTCGTCTACGTTCTGCATTAGTACGTGGTGCTTTACCGCCATTGTTAGCTTTGTAATCAATTAGCCATTGTGGTTCAATACCAGTACTTACCGCATCATTGATTGATTTATCTGCATTGTCAAAGTCGCTTGCATAGGTTTCTCTGTACTGTTCTTTTAACGTATGTAATAAGTTGTTAAAGTTACGTTTAATGTTGGTAGGGTCTGCCAATACTTGATTAAGTACTTCACGATCTATATCAGATGCACCCTCAAACTCATTACGGATAATATCATCTTTGATACGTTCCGCACGTTTTGATGTATCATCTTTCAATACAGATTTGGCTACATCTACTTCTTGTTTCGCACGTTCTAGTGTAGCCAATGACATACCACCACGTGTAAAGTAAGATGTTTGTTTTAAAGCCTCTACAGTTTCATCTGATAGGTTCATAGATACTTGTGCATAGCTACCAATAGGAATTTCAACAGGTGCATCAGCCTCAATAGCTGCTTTGACTTCCTCTTGTGTAACCAAGCCGTTATCCACCATATCACGAATTGCAAGTTGTCCGTTTTCAGATTGTACTAATTCCGCCACATCAACATATTGTGTAGATACACCAACCTTGTCGCCCTGTGCTTGTACGATTTTTCCGTATAGTTCAGGGTTTTCTTTTGCGATTTTATTTGTAGTACTGTCCTTACGAACATTATCCATAATGACTGCGCCATTGCGGTTTTGCTCTGCTATGATAGCTGCTTGTTGTTGCTCTGGTGTTAGCTTTTGAAAATCACGGAAAGCCTTTGCGGTACGTACACCGCCTACTGCACCACCGATAGCACCAAAACCTATTACAGCTGGTAACGCTTGTTTCATTGCATCTAGTGAACCTATAGCAATATCGCCTACGCTATAATATCCCTCTGGGTCATTATCTTTGCGTGTTAGGTTATGTTGCACCTTTTCATTTACATCTTGCAAGCCCTCTTCAAAAAGTTCTGGTACACCAGCTTTAATAGAGTTCTTAGCCATTTGTGCAACAGTTGTTCCAATGCCTCTATCAAAAGTTTTAACTGTATCACCTACACCAGCACTAATAGCTTTTGCAATCATACCTTTAGGTGCTACCGCTTTAAATGCTTTACCCATAGCTGCGGTTGCTGCAAACTCAATACCGGCATCAATAGCAGCAAATGACATAGCGTATTGATTAGCCTCTTGGTCTGTATATACACGATTACCATTTGCATCTTTCTTTTGAATGAGTTCGATGTACTTGTTACCGAATGACATTTTGTACATATTGTATGCCATGTCAGCACCGCCACCCCATTTAGCACCAGTAGCAGCACCAGCACCTACACCTACACCCTCTGTAGCCAAGCCACCAACTAATGCACCAACGGCTGCACCTGCAACTGCACCTACACCACCTTGTTTAGCCATCATGTAGCCTTGACCAGATGTTGCACCAAGTACCTCTTCTAATGGACTTCCGCCATCTGGTCTTCTATAACTTTGTAAGTTGTTTTGTAATCGATTGACTTCATCGGTTAATTCGCTAATCTTTTGTGGATCAGATTCACGTGCTAACGCATAACCAACATCACCCAACTTCATTTGGTCATTCATCGCCCAAATACTTTGTTGCATCGCATCGAATACACCTTTTGTATTTCTTATCGATTCAAGATTATTTAAGGCTTGAATACCCTCGGCTTGTGAATTGTATTTTACCTTGTAGAGTTCTGGAAACTCATCATAAATATCTTGTAAAACTTGCCCTCGTTCTACACGTCTTGATAAATAATCAGCACGTTCAAAGGCTCTATCATCGCCAAACATAACAGTATCTGCACCAATGTTTAAAGTCTTAGCAATACGCAATGCTTCATTAGCACGTAATTGTTCGTTGTTATATAAAAACAATCGGTCTGTATTACTAACAAAGCCAGCAGGTAAAGTGTTAGGCAATGATTGTCCTAACTGACCTATCGCTTGAAACAGATTAGCTTGTTGTCCAAACGGAGAAACTGTTTCACTTCCATCTGCATTTTTAACATTGATAGGAGTGTTAGCTATTGTAGATAATGCATCCGCCGTGTTTTTAGCAATATTTGATACAGTATCTATTCCTGCGCCAATAGCCTGCCCTATAGGTGTTAAACCACCTACAGGACTAGACTGTACACCAGCGCTAGCAGTAAAGGAACGTGGACTATCCCCATGACCACGTATTAACGCTTGAAACTCCTCACGCTCTTTTTGATTAATATCAGCCATTTGTGTATCTCCGTTGTAATGCATTGTATTCTGATTCGTAAATATCTTTAGTTGAGCCATCTCTATATGTTACTCGGATATAGTGATTTCCTACTGGTTCAGCGTGTACAATACCTAATGCTTGATTACTTGCGCCACTTATTGTAGATGAATAATCATCTCCATCACCAAAATATGGTTTGCTTGTGCTACGCAATGTGCTTGTCGCTACTGCAGCATCAAAGATTTCATCTTTTTCAGCATCTGTAGGTGGTCTATGGTGTTTAATTTTAAACTCTTCAATACGACCAGCCATTTCTTGTTTAACACCATATTTAAAACTACCAGCCAATGTTTTATCTTCTGGCATAACTGTAGCAAGTTTATATTCATATGGTGTTAAATCAATGTTGCTAGCTTTTTTGTTGTTATCATCTATTTCAAGTAGTGATGCATCAAGTTCATCATCCATGATTTTATTAGGCAGTACACGTTCCGCATATGCTCGTGTTTGTTCGTAAGTGTGAGATTTAGCATACTGCTTAATTCCCCACTTTTCTTGCGCCGTCATTTTCAAACTTTTTTCATAAATTCTATCTAGCTTTGGTCTTTCGCTAGCCATTTTGCCACTCCAATATTCTTGTTCTTCTGGAGTTGTCGCTCCTGCTAGTTGGACTTGTGCATATTGGAACGCACCACTTACATCACCATTAGCTATCTTTTGATTTAAGATTGTTTGACCTGCTTGTAAGCGATCATTGATAGCAATCTTTCTGGTTTGTTCTTGTAGTGTATAGTAATTTTTATATGCCGCCTTAGCCTCATCTTCAGCTTTTTTGATTTGGTCTTCTGAATATTTAGGACTGCCACCGCTAGACATTGGGGCATTTCTCATGCCAGCTGAATAGTTAGCTTCCGAATCTGTGTAATAAGAATTAGCTTTTAAAATATGCGCCCATGTGTCTACATCATTAACATCTTTTAGACCATCATAATATTTTAAAAAACTTTGGACATAATCATCTGCAAAATCTTCATCAGTCTTATATACCTTGTAATAATTAGTGCCACCATCTCGTTGTCGGTTTTCTTCGCCATTCGGTTCGGCTTGTGTTAGTCCAGCATAATTTCTGTTTTCTGTTTGTAGCTTACCAAAATTAGCACTACCGCCTGTTTCGTGATAAAGCTGGCGGTATACCATTTCAGCGTTATAACCATATTTTTTAGAGATATATTGTGCGATTCCCCATAAATGAGTGTCAGCACCAGCACCGCTTTTTACCGCTTCCTCGTTTTGAGTTTCCATCTTTGCTCTAACATACATGGCAGCACTACTCATACCTGTATTTAAATCATGTCCATACATCTGATACAACTTAGCATATGTATTATCATCATTGACTAATTTGTTAATATTCATCTGACTGGACATTTTTTTATATGGCGTTAATACATCTTCACTAACAACACCACTTAATGAAGTTATTAAGTTTTCAACTTTGGTTGAATCATTTTCTGCAACAGATCTATCAAGTAAACTTTTCCCAGTTTGGTCTGTATTAGCACGAATTTTTTCGTTAATTTGTTCATCATCTAACCCTAACTCTTTACCTGTAGACCGATACAAATCACCCATTAAAGAAATAGTTTTCATTTGGTCAGCCATGTTATCTGAACGAATAGCGGAATCTCTTAGATTTGTAATTTGATTTTGTGTGGCTATACTTAATGCGGTTTCATACTGACCTCTCGAATATTTGGATATGTTATTGTAATCAGTTGTTTTGGATGTTTCAACGGCTTTATTAAAGGCATTGATAGCATCATTGGTTCTGAATTTATATTTATCTAATATATCCTTTTGTATTTTTTCCACACCAGCGTTATAGTCAGGCAATATAGATTGAGCATTCATACCTTTACGAATCATCAACCCATCTTTATCATCGTTAAGTAATTTGTTAGTGCTATTATTAAATTCGTTGATGGCATTGGTTACATCGATATAATCTTTTCGTTTGTCAATTTCTATCCATGTGTTAGTCGCATCTTGCAATGCTTTGGTCATAGCATTTAAGCCACTTGTGTTACCACCATAAGCCATTTCATTTACGTTAGCTTGTACACTACCATTAATTGTGTTTAAGCGTTGATTACTATCATAGCCTATTAACTTCATTAGATACCCCACCTATTATTTCTAATAGTACCTTTGGTTACGAATTTCATTTTAGGCATACCTGCAGCCGCTAGTGCATCACTAGATGGTGCGTAATAGTTATTACCACTACCTACACTCTTACTTGCATATTGACCTTTTAAACCATAGATACTAGATGCACCACTCAATATCGTTCCTAGCATTGCCATTCTAGTTTGTGATTTAGCGTTGCTTGCTGCTGCTCGTGCGGTGCTTGCCTCATTGCGGTAGTTCATACCATTAAGATATTCATTGTAGATACTGTTATTTTTGTTAGTTTCCCAATTCTGAATGTCTTTGTTGTATTCGTCATAACTACTAGCCATTAACTGTAATGGTGTACCGCTCATAGTTAAACCGCTTGCACCAGTTTCCGCTACGTTCTGCCCTTGTATAAGTCGCATCTTATCAGACATTTTATCTCGTTCTTGCAAGGCTTGGTCAGCTATTTGTTCTTGCTTGCGATCACTAATACGTGCATTAGCCTCTGCTACCCTTGCTTGTTGATTGTACATTGCAGCTTGCGCCTTTCCTTGTTGGTGCTGCATAAACAACGTACTAACCATGCTTGCTGCAGTTAATGCAATAGGGTTACACATTCGCATCCCCCTTTCTCAATGTGAATAAAACCATATCCCCATCGTTAATATCGTAATGAATAACCGCACCTAAAGACTTTAGCCATCTTATAGTGCGGTAATTTTCTTTATGTATGTAATTAAAAAGTACTTCCCTAGTTTGTAGCCATTCACCAATGATATTTCTACTAACTTTTATGAATTGTTTTTGTAGTGTTAAACTACGTTCAAAATCTTTACTCCCCAAAAAGTAAATGCAATGCATCCCATTTAGTGATGTGTTTGATACCCCATACACACACAATGGCTTGTCATTATCAATAACAATGCGACTTTGATAATCTTCCCCCAAAATATCGTTCACAAAGTCATTTTCGCCATAGTTTGAATTTTTTCGATTGATATATTTAACCTCTAAGGCGTCTATCGAACGTAAGTTGATATATAACTCACGAATTAACGAAACGTGCTTAGAACGGCTAATTTCACATTCCGTGAACATTTGGCAAACCACCGCCTATTTCTAGGGTTCTAGTAACCGCTAATAAGTTAAATGGGAACGGTTTATCATGTAATATACAGATTGTTGTATCTGTACTCATTGTTCCAGCAATTTTAGGTAGAACGATTGCAACATCACCAGTATATAGTTCGTTGTATTTCAAAGTTAGACTATCCATTTCATCAAATGTTCTACCAACTTTACCACCAAACGATTTATATAATCGCAACGCTAAACGTGTTACAGTAGCAATTCTACATTGTAATGTTCCATCGTTTATTTGTTGCTCGATACTTGGTAGTTTAATGCGTGTAGTAAATCGTAACCCTACAGTAATGTCATTTACCTTATCCGTTAGTTTGATAATTCCACTTTCAGGAACTACTACAGATGGCATCTGTTTTGTGCCTGTTACTATATCCACGCTTTCACCAATCAGATGCGGTACTTCGATTGTGTCTGTTTTCTCTTTGAAAGTTTTCTTGATAAAACAATCAACAAATACATCTGAACCGTCATCTGCATATAAAGGTTTACTGCACTCTATGCATTGCGTAATCACACCATTAATAGTGCGTTCAATCACAAAGTAGATTGTGTCTTGTTCACCCTCGGCTACACTTTCTACATATTTGTATTTACCTTTAGTCAAGAAATGCGACCACCCATACACCTTTTGTTCAGGAATGTAGGTTAAGCAATTTAACTGTCCATCATCACGTACATAGTAAATGATTGAGTCTGGATCTTGTGCATATGCACTTGTTATGGTGGTATGACCTTTAACCAAATTCTTAACAAACAATGTAAGGTCTTGCCCTGTGTAGTTATCACTCTCATAAGAGTACCCCATATCTCGAACAGTTCCGCCACGCTCTTGAACGAATACACATCTGTTACCGATGAACTGTGGTTCACATTTTAATGCACCACGTTGTGTTTGTGTTTTAAGATAACAGTTAGTAGGTGTAATAGTCTTGCTACCATCTACTATCCATTCATTACCACTTGTCAAAACGATTAAGTCATTAGCTGGTACTAGGTGTCTGATTTCATGCATCTTGCGGTTGATTACTGGTAATGTGATTGCACTATCATCTGTGATAGTACCGCCTACTTTTTCCACACCAAAGTTAGGATAATCACCAGTTCGACTAAACCAGATGAAGTTAGGTTTGCTTTCCGTAGCAGCTACAATAAATCTATCTTGGTAGAATGTACATAATTTAGGATAGCCTTTACCTCTATTCCAACTACCTAATTTCCATTGGTGGCTAGGCTCACCCTCTTTAATACCATTCAAGATATTAACTTTTGCAGTCTTGCTATTTTCTACACTTACAATTTCAACTACACCATATTGCATGAATGGTAGAATTGATAGATCACAATTCACAGAACCGCTTTTAATATCGGAGATATATTTAAGCTTTGCTCCAGCCTCTATCTTACCGCTATCTGTTACATTGTAGTCTTTATTAGAGGTGTATGTTCTATAGTCTTTCCACGTTTGACCGTCATTGTTGGAAATCTGTATTTTTACTGTACCCTCCCATGTTCCATGAGTAGTGAATTTCCATGATAGTTCTGTATCGGTACTATAGCTTTCCACGTTGTAATTAATGTTGTTGTAGGTTTTTTCAATTCTTTGTCCTTGCATATAGCGGTAGACTTTCTTCTCTACAACACTACCGCTAATCTGTGTATGCACCGCCTCAACGTAGTAGGCAATCTGTACTACACTACCAACCATGTCTTGCGTGAATAGGTCTTTAGTAGATGTGATAGTATCGCCATTTACAATTAATGTATGAGTATTATCGGTGTTAATATCCTCATATGGTTGCTCGGATAACTTATATACACCTAGTTTCCAGTCTGTATCACTATACCTAGATAGTGTATGGATAGGATATTTACCACTACAAATGAACATTACATCGCCACTCTGGATAATGTTTAGTTCGTTTACAATTTCGCTTTCAAACGGTGTATTGATTTCTAAGTTTGTGTATTCACCATTCCGCCACACCCTTATATATAGGTGTCCAAACTCTAGCATGAATGATTGGTTGCGGTTAGTGGTAAATTCAAACAATCTAACAGGCTTATCATTGTATTTAGCATATCCGATAAACTGTGAACCTTGCCTACGTGCCACCGCTCCATAAGGTCTAATTACCGCATTTTCAGCAAGTAGCAATGCACTTTTATATTGTTCTAAGTCAAATCGGCTAGATACATCTGGCGATACTTCCCCAGTAGTAAATGCTACTTGCCCTATGTACATAGGTTGCATATTACCAACTCCTTGCTTTTAGATAATTAGACACATAAGGCATATTCAATCTACGTTCTTTAGCACTCATAGATTTAGCCTCTTGGATAGCTGCTTGATACAGTTTATACGATTGGTCAAACACTCCACTATTACCAGTTAGTGGCATAGATAAATCAGATGCCATTTTACACACCAACGCTTTAACAAATATAGGGTTCATAATATCTACATCGGTTACATCATAAACGTAATCTATATGCATCAATGGTACATCACTAACAATGTACTTAGTGTTATTGTCAGTTAGATACACATCATATTCTCGTTGTTGTTCCGCTCGGTATCGTTCACCTTGTGGTAACACCGCCAAGATACGAACGCATTTTTCAGGATATGCATACACATAACCCCAACCATCAATCTTGTGTTCTGACAATACCGCTCGTTCACGCTTTCGTGCAAAATTCCATTCATATTGTTCTAACAATACTTTTCGTGTTAGATCATAATGCAATCTACATTGTCTAGCAGGTTCGTTTTCCTCTGTAATAGAACGTATTCGACCAGCATTGATAAGCGATAATGCTTGATTGCAAATATCAGTAGGTGTCATACTCTCACCTCTCTATAAAAAAAGAGGGATGCAATATGCACCCCTCGTTCAATTATTCAGCAGTTTCTTCCGCTTTTTTACCACGTTTCTTTGGTGTAGGTTCTACAGTTTCTTCTGTAGGTTCTACTGTTGGTTCCTCAACTTCAACTGGAATACCCTCAAAAGTTTCATGACCAAACTGTTCAATGATTTCTGCAGAAACATCAATTTCTACACCCTCATCAACAACACCAAAATCACATAAGTAAATTTTCTTTTTAGTTGTTACTAACATAGTTACCCCCTTAGATTGTATTCGCATCAAACACCAAGAATGCAGAAATAGCGCCAGCAGTCATATTATTAGCGTTAATTCTGATATACTCTTTTGCGCCTTGCCCTAAACGTGTAACAATCTCTGTACCTGCTTTAGCGTTTGCAGGTAACGTAATGCCATGAAGTAAAACTGCGTTAGCCATATTTTCTTTATCAGATGTATACACATTGAATAAAGGTGTACCAGTTACATCTTTATCAAGTCGAATTACAAGCCAAGGTGCAACATATGCGTTACCAGCACCGCCATTATAAACAACATCGGAATTTGTGTTTGTAGTGATATCTTTGCGCAAGAAAAACGTATTATCTTTATCTAACATCATGAGTAGTTACCCCCTTAAATTATCGTACTTGTTGTTCGCCAATGATCAATGCATCAGTTCGACGTACTGGAATCCCGTTAAAGTCAACAACGATTTTGCCCGGTTCTTGACCTGCTGCAGTTTGATATTGATGACCTTTGTTAAGTTGTTTACGTAAGAAACCACGAACAGTTTTATTCATGTACCAAACTGGTCTACCCATACCTAGGTTAGGCACTTTTTCTTCTGCATCAATCATTAAGTCGATTAAATCAGCACCTGCGGATGCATCTTTTTTAAGTTTAGTAACATCAATATTCGCAATGCGAACCACATATCTCCAATCACGAACAGTTAAGCCGTTTTTCCATTGGTAGTGTGTTTGGTATGCTTTGTACTTTTTACCCTCTTTTGTTGTTACATCAACAACACCATCATCTTCCATTTCAAAGCCAGCTTTAGAACCTTTTGGATAAATACCATGTACTGTATTAGGACTCCATACCACAAGCCAAATAGATGTTAAGTTCGCACCAGTACCGCCAGCATCAATAATATTTTCACCACTTTTAGCAGTTTTATCAGAATAACGCGGTGTCAAACCAACAAATTTTTCAGGCATTGCTTTAGAACCATAGAATAAAGTAGATGCCATTTCTTGGTTCATTGCTTCTAGGAATGCACGATCTTCTTGTAAACGGAATTCTTTTGCGTTGTTAGCAATCTTTGCCAATTCACGGTCAACAACTGCATACGCTTCTAGCATACCGCAAGTGTCAGTAGCTTGTGCAGTTGCAGATTTACTAGGTTCTACACCATCATTAAACACACGCCATGCAACTTTAGGTAAGCCAGTTCGTACTGTAGATACATTACCAGTAGGTAAGTTACCCTCTAGCATAGTCATATCTGTTAAAATTTCGTTTGTTTGGTTCATCATTTCAACAATTTTGTCAAGATTACCATCACCTGTCATACGTTTTGCAACGTCTAAAATAGTTGGGTTCATAGTTCCGATTGCCATTAATTAATCTCCTTTTACATATCCTTATAAATTCGATTTGCTAATTCTTGTTCAGTTGTAATTTCTGTAGCTGGCTTGCTATTACTTGTATTGCTATCTTCACTAGCCATGCCAGCAATCGTTGCAAACAACTGAATTAACTCAACACGATTACCTAAACCATTTTCAGCTAAAATCTCACGAATGTTTGGAATAGATTTTTCAACTACTTCTACACCTGCACCTGCTTTAGCAACAGTTTCGTCAAACTTATTCCCTAATACTTGTTGTGCGTTTTCTCTGTAACTTTCGTATTGTTCTACTAAAGCCTCTTGCCTTTTAGTTTCGTAAGCGGTTACAAGGTCTGTAGCATACTTGTTACCAAATTTAGCTAACTCTACTGCTTGCTCTTGCGTAGCACCTACACCGTTAAGCATTTTAGAAAACTCATCTGCGATTGATTGGTCTACTTGACCACTATCAAATGCTTTCGTGAAATCATACACAATAGGTTCTGCAGGTGGTTCTTGGTTACCGCTTGTGTCAGTACCGCCACCTAAGATTGTGTCTTGTTGTTGGTCTTGTGTATTCGTATCTTGCGGTGTACCACCATCTGTACTACCTGTGTTATCGTTCGTACCAGTTAAAAATTCATCTGCCATTATGGTTGTTCACCTTTCTTTGTTAATGCCTCAAATAGTTTTTGTTGTTCGATATATTCAAGTTGTGCTTGATGATATTTCTTTACACCATCTACACCATCACCAATCTGTCCTAGCATATTCATGTAGGCTAAACCTACTTTTCGTTTTCCCTCGTTGAAGAATGTTTCAGAATTACCAGTAAACGATTGTTTCAATATGTCGGTGCGGTCTAAAAGCCTACAAAAAAACCACCTACCAAGTTCAGTACTTAGTACGTGGTTAAGTGCATCAATATCACGATCACGAATATAATCTTGTTTTGTTTTCATCTACACCCCCATACCCATTAACTGTTGCATTACTGGGTTTCCGTCATTGGCTGCATCTGTTGCTTGTTTAGCAGCACCAGCCATTTGAGGTGCTAATTGTGCCATTTGTAATGCTTGTGCTTGTTCCTCTTGCTCTTGTTGTGCTTGTTGTTGTTGCTCCATGATTTTTTTGTACTCATCATTGGAACGAATAACCTTAATCGGTACACCAAGATTTACTCCGTAAATGTCCGCTGCCTCTTCAAAGTTGAATTTTTGAACGATGTTCGCATTGCCCTGTGCTAATGACATGATGAACGCATAATACTGTTCAATATTCACCAATGAAGACATTTTCTGTGCTTGTGCTAATGGTGAGATGTATTCAATCTTCACATCTAACCCATTAAGCATTTCTGCTACATCATCGTCAATCGGTGGGAATATTCCAGCTCTATCCAAGATGCCATAAGTACGTTCAATGATTGGGTTTAAAAACTCACTTTGTAATCGTTCAACTACAGGACCTAATTGTTGCATCTTTTCTTGCGTGCGCTCCATAACCTCACGTGCAGTCATTTGCCCTGCATCTAGGTTATCAAGCATCAAGAATAAGTCAGCACTATAAGCACGTTTTATGCTTTCAGATACAAACTGTATCTTAGCTTGTACGTTAGCCACATCAATGCCTACATTGAAGATTGGTTCTACCTTTTCGTTGGTGTCTACTTCCGTTACACCGCCAGGGAATAGATTTACGCTACCAATTACACCAGATGATGCACTCATAGGTGGTTTAATTCCCAATTCAATAGCGGTTACTAAGTCCTTTTCTAAAAGTTGTAACATCTGTGCATCTGATTGTGCAAACCATGCACACCCTTTCCCATAACCGCTTAGATCATGTGTAGTGTGTCTTGCGATAGGTATTGCCCATTCCTCAAAACCACTATGTCTTAGTATTTCATCGGTGTTGCTTTCTTCAACCCAATAGATAGAGGAATAAGGCATATTCTTATTGCCTAGTTTTCCGTTACGGTCTTTATTAGGCAATACAAACCAACACACAATAAATGTACTTGCATTACCCTTACCCTCATCATAAGCACGTTTAACTTTATCTGGGCAATTATTATAACCAAACTCTTCCACAAGCTGGTCAGCAGTCATGCGGTATCGTCTACCAAATGTATTTACATCACCATTACTGCCACACTCTAATGCGTATGTACCGATAGGGTAAGATGTAAACCGCACACCTACTTTTGCATCTGGCATGATGCTCATAGGTGATTGACCAAAGGGCAACTCCATATAGGTTTGATGGACTGTGTTATAGAAATTAGACTTAGCAAACACTGCATACAGTATTTGTTCCCTATCGTCTAACACTTCCGCTACCTTGCTATTAGCAGCTAGTTCAGCATTTTCTAGCGTGAGTTTGAACCATTTTCTACTAGGCGGTGTCATACCACTCATTACACCACTAGCGAATATTTGACAACTTTCCCAAGCCACACCATTATTAATCTTATCGGTGTAGACTTTCGATTGGTCTTGCTCATCGTCAAACACACCAAGAAAAGGTAGTTGATAATCTCGAATGTCTTTCCATCTTGAAATGTACTTTTGACGATTATCAAACATCGCTTTAAACTTCGCCTTAATTTTCGTGTAATCACGTTTTTTAGGTTCTGTGTTAGTTGGTTGTCTAGCAAGCGTGGATAAAATAGTACCTTGCATCTTCAACCCCCTAATGTGTTCTTAGTGCCTGTTGCCGTGGAAAGAATAGTGCTATCAAAGCCTTTTTTATTCTTTTTCTTTTTAGAAAACCACTCTTCACCAGTTACCTTTGTTGCATCATCTGTTTGTACAGTTGGTGCTGGTGCTGGCATCGGTGTATCAGGCATCTTATTTTTCATGCACATTTACTAATCACCCCTTATCTTTTAAATGGATCATACTCTGTGTTCGCATGAACCCTACTCCCTACATTCACTTTTTTAGTGACCCTGAATGCAAAGGTCAAGGCTAACGCATCACCTTTATTTGGTGATGGTAAACCACGTTTTTTCATATCATTTTTGCTTTCAAGCTGGATATGTCCATTCTTATCAATGATAGCCTCTGGACTTGTTAAGTCATCATATAACCCTTGTTCGTTAGGCGGAATAGAACCGCCCTCTATTAGCCACGCTTTCATCTCACCCCACATATATGCACGCATATTAAGGTACACATCATTAGGTGCTTTACTCCCAAAAGCAACTAACCGCCACTTTCTTCCCATTGACTTACCGATACTATAAATGCCAGTTCCGTAGCCTTGGTCAATGAACACCGCATCTGCTTTGTACTCATCCTCGAATTGTGCTATTAGGTTAGCCATTCGCATATCATCGTCATTCTTTTCAATCGTTGCTAAACACTTCATAGAGTATCCTTGGCGCATTACGATTTCTAACGTATCGCCACCAGTCCACGCTGGGTCAACACCAATGATCGTTGGTAGATTGATAAAGTCAGTAGGCTTGTATACTCTTTTCTGTGCCTCATCCACGATTGATGCGGAGATAAACTGTGTATCAGATGCACTAGGGAAAATACCCCTAACACGAATTTTTACAAAATCGCTATCTTCTCCATAGAGTTCTACCCATTCATTTAACAAAACTTTGTTTGAAACTTTAACAGTTCTACTATCAATTTGTTCTGTGTGCCAGTAATTGCGATACTTTCTAAAACATTCTCTAAACCGTCCACTATTTTTAGTAGGGTTTCCAAAGGCGCACCATATAATTTCTGTTTCCTTATCCGTTAAAGCACCCTCTGCAACTTCCCATATGATATCAGCTATAGAAGATGCCTCATCAAATATAATGAGGATACGATTTCCTTGATTATGTAGACCAGCAAATGCATCAGGGTTGCTTTCGCTCCACGGAATAGCATCTATCCGCCATGTTTTCTCATATTGCTTATCTGCACTAAACAATGCAGTTGCGGTGTATACAAATAGTTCTTTACCTATGAATAGGTTGTACCATTTACTTAACTCCGCCCATGTTTTAGACGATAACTGCTTTTCTGTATTTGCAGTAACTACACCCCTTGTATTTTCGTGTGTAGCCATAGCAAATAAAATAAGAAACGATACTAATGTTGATTTTCCGATGCCATGACCTGATGCGATTGCAATTTTAATTGCCTTTGAAAGACTTTTGCCTTTCTTTAATTCTTCACCAATCTTTTTTAAAATCTTGATTTGCCACTCATCAGGACCATCAAATTTTTCAAGCGGTGTTCCTTTTTCACCCCAAGGGAATGCAAAATATACAAAACCTAATGGATCATGAGTGAACGAACCCAATGCATCAATCAGTTGTGCCTTGTTGTACTTCATCGGACTTCACCCTTGCTTGTTTCATGCGGTCTGATATATCAATCTCTATTTCTGCATCAAGTTTCACCTTATCGGTAAATAGCATATGCCGTTTACCTAAGAGTTCGGCAGCCTTAGTTCTATCATTCACAGATACATCCAAACCAAATGCATCTTTTTCTTCGCCGTTCATAACCCTAGTGAGATACTGTAGGACTTCATCAGCCGTTGCGATTGTGTTATTGTTCTTTTGCTCCATGTGCGTTTGTATATATTGGCTCACGTTAGCATTTGACAACAATCTACTTCCCTGTTGCCTTGCACTATTCTCTGAATATCCAGCCTTTATTGCAGCTTGTGTAGCATTAGCAGTCTTGATGTATTCAGTTGCAAATAGTAATTGTTTGTCAGTTAAATTTGTGTCATTCATACATCAATCACCACCTTTATATGCTTTAACTAAAAAAAGTAACACCTCGTGTTGCTTGGTGCTACTGTACTCACTTTCTTTCTTATAGAGTTGTCCTTGTTTAAAGGTCTTACCTTTTTTGTACTTGTGAGGAAATGTTAGTTTGTACTCTTCCTCTGTGTACATTCGACTGACAATATATATCTTGCAAGGCTTATCAAATTTGCTCCATGATTGCCTTGTATCGACTACGTATCGTCTACCATTCATTCGTAATGCGGTTAATAGTTTCTTTATCGTTGGTTGATAATTCACATCCAACACCACACAATACCAATCAAGATTAGTACCGCACATACAATAGCTAAACCATCGATGAGTGTAATCATGTTATCGCCACGATGCTCGTATGCGTATTTAGCTTTAGCCTGTAGGTCTTTATCTTTTAAGTTCTTGGCTGCTTGTTTGAATAGCTTTCTATCTTCAATGAATTGTTTAATCGCTTTAATCATTTAAGCACTTCGCCACCTTTCCTTTTTAACTTGCCATGTGATCTAACACATAAGCCGTAATTACCTTTACTTGCACCGCCACAGGTTATGTATGTTTGACATAAACCATCGTACTCTATCACGCTTGCGGTACACACTCCCTTTTTGTTGTTTAAGCATTTACTTTTACAACACCTGACCTCTGTCATAATCTCCCCTTTATGATAGATTTATGCAAGAAATGGAGTATATCGCCGTGGATATACCCCATTTTGTGATAAATTTATTCTTTTTTACTGTATTAATCACTCAAAACTAGGCGTGTTAATGATATGACAATTTACGCAATTTGGAGTTCAACTGTGAATAAGAAATACAAAGTTGGAAAAGAGAAACACACCTAGTTTTCAATGATTACTCAAAATTGTATACCACACAATTAAAGCCTAAGCACGTTCTAACCTTTGTTAAAACGCAAGCGTGGTACACACTTTTCAGCAATCATTACACACTCAATACCAACAACTAACAATTTGATGGATCGTAATCGTGTTAGGTTAAGTAACAACAAGAATATGAATAAGTTTCTTTTGGAGGCTGCTAGTTGTCAGTATTCAATGTGTAACCAATTAGGGCAGGTTCATATCTTTAAGGTTAATAATGTACAAGCTATATATTGTGAGGATATTCGACCCACCCTTATCAGTTAGCAGTAAAATTTACATATAAAATTTTTGTCTTAACACATACTTCAAAATTGAAATTAGAAAAAAGTATAGTGTTGTTTCCTTAGTAATCAATTATGGTTGCGCTGCTACTTTGTATCGCTGACGTCTTGCGTTACTTTCGCCCATATACAACAAAGGCACGCTCTTTTATGGGCGTGCTTGTTGTTGTGTTTTGATGTCCTAAGGAAAGAGTGAGTAGTAGTTGCTTAGTGGCAACTTCTACATATATATTATACCTAATAGCAAACTATAGGTATATGGACATTCACGGACATTTGCGGACATTACTGGACAAGTTTTCGCCCAAACTCCAATAATGCCTTTTGTTTGTATCGCTTAGCTTGTTTTGTTGAGTAACACCCAATCATTTTATAAGCATCTTCTGTTGTATTGTTGAGCACAAACTCATAACGCAAGATGATTGCCCCTAGCTTTTCGTCTAAGCTATCTATCTTAGTGATCGCATCGCATTTTAACTTAGATAACTCATCAATACGCTTATCACGTTCTGCGACTGTATCAAGAAATCTAGCTACGCTACCCTCTAACCCTTGCGGAGTTCCACCGCCTGTTACTCTGTCTTTTGAGTAATCAATCGCACCTATGGATGTAAGGTTTGCTCTTAGTTGATTGATTTCTTCCTTGATAGATGCTATTTGTACATCAATTAACTTAACAGGTTGTAGGTACTCAACCGCCATTTCTATTAGTTTCTTTTCGTCTAATTCTCCCAAACACTTCACCTCACTCGTTAAAGCTACCATTTATAAGCATCAAGTAAACCAACACGCACCAAGCTATAAATATAATTGCATTTGCATAGCCATTGTCCACATTACCCATAGCAACTATCAAACAAAACAACATAAACCATATCATGTATTTATACCTCTGCTAGTTTTACGTATTTAGGTGATATGCACTCAATACTATCATAAGTCCAACTCGAACGACCATTACCGTAATAATACACATATCCACCATCAAATTTCGCAAAATGCCTTTTCACTTGTAGTCTTTCTGTTTTATCAACTAATACAGGTGTATCAACCTTTACTTTCGACCAATCAACAATACCTAATTCTTCTGCAATGCTTATGCATTCGTTGCAGTTTAATTTAGGCAATATATCTTTAAAAGCTGATGCGCCCATTGCTTTTTCACAACTACTTACTCTGATTTCATTGTTATAGATTAATGGCTTTTCATTTGTTAGATATATGTTATCGTGTTTATCAGCCACAATACATCTCCATCCAGCATCATGTAGCTTTTGGAATAGCCACTCCATACCCTGTTTATCTGTGATCATACTGTTTTCACTCTCCTTTATAAAGAACCCTTTGGCAAATTGTTTGATACTTTCAACTTTTTCATCAGTTGCATTTTCAATACCACACAACAAACACTCAAATCTAACCCACTTTTCTTTATGTTTATAAAAGAATATGCACTTACACACATCTTCTTCTATGGTTGGTTTACATACTTCACCATTAATGTCTATTGCGAATTTATCGTTATTGAAAAAAATTCTATCTCCAATCAAGTCCTCACCCACGCTCCTTTTTCCTCATTCCAAACAAACATCACTTCATCTTCCAAGTAAAAATCATATCCATTATCTACAACTTTACCGATATAAAATGTATTCTCATCACTCTCTACCGCAAGCTGGCACAAGAAATCAAATGCATCTTGGTAACTTTGAGGTCTTATGTAAAAGTCGGAGTGTTCAACGTAACCGCTATAGTTACTCATGCAAATCTCCCATTCTTTGCTATTTCATAATCGATTTTTACTTTAGTGTTATCAGCATCTAAACCACGTACATTTTCAATTTCCGCTCTAATTTCAAGTATGTTTAAATACTCTCCCATAATAGCCTTTTGCCTACGCAATAAATCTATAGGACACGTTGGTTTAAAATCTAAAGTTCCAGCATCATATTTAACAATCATTCTGTGCAGTTTGTTGTAACGCTCTTTTAATTCCTTATACTCTCCTCTAAACCTAGCTTGCCATTCAGGTTCACTAATACTTAATTCATTTTTATTTTCTTCATTCATTTTACTCACCTCTTATGATAGGGCGGATATTTCACCGCCCATACATTAACCAATTAACACTTTAATCAACACCACAAACCCAAACAGTAAAACGAATATCGATATACCTATGATCGCATTGAAGAATAACTCTTGCATATATCTAAATGCATATCTATTAACTTCTGCATTCATATTCGCCATTGCTTTTAAATCTTTTGTTTCTAGTGTTTCTATATTTCCTGTATATTGCCTAATAGGTGTACACATTATTTGCCAGCTTTCAACTTTTCCACTTCTGCTACTAATTTTTTGTTCATGTTAATTTCTCCTTTTATGTTAATTAATTTAGATAACTTATTTACCAGTGCTGCCATAACCACCAGCACCACGTTCTGTTTCGCTTAATTCATCTGCTTCTACTACATCAACCAATTTAATTGGCACGATAATTAATTGTGCGATGCGATCGCCTCTAGCTATTGTGTAGTTTTTACAAGATACATTCTCATACACAATGCTAATCTCACCTCTATAATCTTCATCGATTATCCCAACGCTATTGGCACATCGTAGCGGTGTATTGCTCATACTACTTCTTGGTGTTAATAACCCCATGTGATGAGGTGGAATTTCAACTGCTACACCCAATGGAATTTGTCGCTTACTATCTGCTGGTATTGTTACACTAAATGGACAATATAGGTCTAACCCAGCCGATACTTGCGGTAAATCGGAGTCTACCTTTCCTCTTGTTGGTAGTTGTGCGTATTCGCTAACCAACTTTACTTTCATTTTTTCTATCAAAACTTCACCCCTAACATAACTAACGCTTTTTTCACCGTTTTATAATCTGCTCCTACTTGATAACTGATTGCCCTTAATGACATTCCACTACGATGCATTTGCAATAAAGAATTTCCATCTAACTCACTCGCACGTGTATATCCTTTCTGTGGTTTAGTACCTTTTAAACCTAAGCAACATAACGCTCTACCAGCACTTATATTTCCGTACACACAAGCTGCTAGTGCTAACCAATTAAGGTTATTATCTGGAACAAACTCACTCATATTAACCGCCATTGCTCCACTCACTTTCCTTATAGATACGGAAGAAATCATCTGCACTTAATACCACTAACCAAGGTTTATTGCTTTTCTTCCAAGCCACAATAGGTATATCGCCATTGTTTGCTTGTTGTGCATCGTGTTCCGCTTGCTCATATGCTTTACGTACATTTAGGTTTTCAACGAATTTGACCTCTTGATGTATGTTTGGTAGTCCTACACAGTCTGATGCATCACCTGTGTTACCGCAATATTGTGCAGTTCTACGGACTTTATCGAACCCATTGGCTCTACACACATCACGCCACATACGTTCGCCACGTTTTCCTTTATCCTTACTATTTATTGGCAATGATCATCACACCTCTTTAAAATATCCTTTACTAACTCCAACGGAATATGCGACCTTGTGTTATATCGATTAACACCTTTGATATTCATGCTTTCAAATTTAATGTTGTTTCTAACATTATCTTTTAATAACTTCAAATCGATATTGCTACCAAACTTTGTTGGTTTCTTAACTGGGTAATCGTAGTTGTTGTAATAGGTTAGGTTTTCATAAGGAATTTCAAACCCTATTACATTTGCTATATATTCCCATATCCGCCCATATGCAGGGTTTTCAATCACGAATACCTTAGGTTGATAACGCTCAATGATTTTTAATGTGTTGTATATGCACATCTCACCATTTACGCGTGTTAGGAATGACTTATCATACTTGAATTGGTAGTTTTCATAATCAATGTGATTTCTGATTGTGAATTTACTTCCTTGTTCGTACTCACCAAACAAATTGATAGTCATATCCTTTTCTTGTTTCCAGCAAGCATTACCACCTTTCATCGCACTTGCTACACTCCAACTTTCACAGGGCGGACTAGCTAGAATTACATCTGGTCTATCTAGCTTGTCCAACTGTTCCCATAGTGCGTTAGGTTTATGTAGCGTATTAACTGCAAGGTCTTGGTTGATACACGCATCACCAATGCCTATTGATGTGATCGTGTGTTGCCCCCCCATATTCACGTTATATTCATCTACCGCTTGACGATAGCAGCCATTACCATCATCAAATAACCCCCATATATGCATCCTCTTTCCAATTCACCTCTAATCATTCACCACACATCCATATTTAACTTTACGCATACGATGTTTAACTTTCTTTACGTTATCCCCAAGGTACGCTAACACATCATTCTGCTTGATAGTGTTCTTTTGCATCGTTTCCCTTTTGCGTTTATACATTCGGTAAGCTGGACACTTTACGTGGCAAGCTACCTCTCTGTATTCGCATCCCTTACATGGTGCATCCATTTAATACTTACTCCTTAAAAAACACTAACCATATTGTCTTTCCCCTACGTTGGCCAATTAGCGGTTCATGTGGTAACAAAAGTTTTACCATTGGCAATGTGATTTGTTCCTCATTCCATTTAAAAATCATTGTTCCGTTTTGTTTTAACACTCGCCAACACTCCGATAGTCCTTGTTTTATATCTTTTTGCCATGTTTCTTCTAATCGCCCATATTTCAATGCTAGGAATGATTTGTCGCCAGCTTTTAATAAGTGTGGTGGGTCAAACACCACAAGGTGAAAACTTTCATCTTCAAAAGGCATCTTGCGGAAATCTGCGATTACATCAGGTTTTACGATTAATTTCCTACCATCACAAAGCGTTGTATCTAATGTTCGTTCGTCCATATATACAGTTTCTTTGTGTTCCTTATCGAACCAAAACATTTTACTGCCACAACAAGCATCAAGTATTTTCATCACTCACCACTAACAATCAGTACATTCAATAACGCAATTAGTTGGAGGTACTACAATATATCTTCCTAGTTTATCTGTAAAACAAATCAACTTTGTATTTCCTATTTCCACATTCCTCACAGCACCCATAAAATCTTTTTTATCTTTAAATGTTTCTGTTTTATATGTAGCCGTTCCGCAATTCATCACAACTAATAACTCAACCATATTTACCCCCCTTAGAATGGAACATTTTCACCTTGTGGTTGTTCAAAGCTATCAAAATTACTAGATGTAGCATCATCATTTGTTAATGATGTTCCTACAAAATTGGCTACCACTTCTGTTACATATCGTTTTTGTCCATCTTGTGTTTCATAGCTACGTGTTTGAAGTCTGCCCTCAACAAACGCTCTATTGCCTTTACGCAAATTACCAATGCTTTCACCTAGCTTTCCCCACGCTACACAGTTAATGAAAGCAGTTTGTTCTTTCGTTTCATTATTGCTATCAATAAACGTATTGCTCGCTGCTACTGTAAATGTGGCTACCGCTTTTCCAGATTGTGTATATCTAACCTCTGGATCACGTGCCAAGTTACCCATAATTTGTACTGTATTCATAATTCTCCTTTAAATCTTTTGTTCGATGCACATCGTGCCTTTATAGATACGCATCATCTCTTCTAAATTTGCAAAGGTTCTTGCATCAGCCTTTGCAATCATCTGCATCTGTTGAGTTGCCTCTTCTTGTGTGGAAACATTCAAAGGTATCTCTATAGTGATTACCATCTTTCTTTTTTTATTCAACATTTATCATCCTTAACATAATCTCCAATTAGATACTGTTTTGTTTCTAACACAACATATGATGTATTTTCGTACCCATGACGTTTTTCCCATTCTTGATAGACCTTGGTCAATTCATATTCCAACTCTTCAATATGTTTTCTTTTTGCCCTTATCAATTTACACATATAAGGCTCTGACCATTCGGCAATTTCATCCTCAACATCATAATCGCAAATATCCTCAATCACTCGTTCGGCATCAACCTTTGGAACATAATAGTAAGGATGCCCAATATTTACTTTTTTATATGGCATATAGCAATCACACATATAACTATGATCACTATCACCTGTTTCGTATGCTTCGCCATACGTTTCTATAAAATCTTTAATAGCATCTTCAATGCTATTTTGTGGCGCACCTGCATATTCATCTAACACCCAGCAATATTTAGTTTCATCTTTAACTAACACAATCTATCACTCCTTACCAATAACTAAGCTGGTTTAGTTCAGCTTTAACTTCATCAACAAACACATCGTAGTTAGGATGAATATGGCAATCTACTGTTGCCTCGTTCCTCATAATTTCAAGTAAGTTTTCAATCTTCACTCTTGCCTGTGCCTCGCTAGTTGCCATGACTTGAAAACTAACGTTAAAGCTAACGTTTACACTTACATCAAACTCTTTCACTCTTTCTTTCATTTATCCACCTATTGCTTGTTTTAAAAGTGTCTTACCACTATCTGACAAGTTACTTTGTTCAATTACTTTTGCCACCTCTACTGGTTCTTTTGCTACCTCTACCAAGTTTCCTGTAGAAGTCATTTCTATTTGCTTTTGACCAGCACCAATCAATGCACGTTCACGTTCTGCTTTCTCCCTTGCTTTAAGTAGCAAGTGATTGTCTTTGATTGAATTTGCCATCCGCTGGCGGTGTGTTTCACGTTCTGCCAGTTGCTCGTAACATCTAATGAATTGTGATCTACAACTTGCCTCGTTATATTCATTCCCCATTCTAGGGTTAAACGAAGACCATATTGTGCTTGCAGCTTGTAAGGTTATACCTTGTAAATGCTCTTTGCCATGTTCAAAGCCATAAGCACCTACCGCTTTAATGACTTTTTCCCATTCGCTTTGTGCGATTGGTAGTTCCTCATGTGCATTTACAAAGGCACTTAATGCGGAACATTCCTCTCTGATTTCTGCAATCGTTGGTAAGAATTTACATCTATCAATTAAATTATTCACCGCTTGTTCCAACGTAACTGGGTTAATATCTGATAGCTTATAAACATATAATTTCATGCGTTCCTTTGGCATATCAGTACTGTACGCTAGCTGTAACATCGATAGTGCTTTCACTATCTGTTGCTGATTGTTCATTTGCACCCCCAAACTCTTGCATTAAATCATTAACAACATCAATGGCTTGTTGTTTCTTACTCACTTTTACATTTCTGTATTCACTACGCTCCCATGTTCTGACCGCTGCTTTCCAATCTTTCATGGAATTCTTTCCTACTTTCCAGCCATTGCTTTCGTAGTAGTCAAAGAAATGTTCAGCGTTTACATTATTGTTTCTTTCAATACAGTATTGTTTGATTTCAGATAGAGTAGGTTTAACAAAGCGTTTAGCTTTGGTAGGCGATTTATTCGCCTTAGTATCTAACTCTGTCTCTAACTCTTTCTCTATCTCTAACTCTTTCTCTATCTCTCCGTAACCATTTTGTAACATTGGTGTAACATTGTTACGCTCTAACTTATCCTTTTTGGCTCTACACCTACGCATTCTGCTAGCTGCAGCAGTTTCGCACCCTGTACTATCTTTTGTATCTGGTAAATAGTATTCTTCATCAGAACACATTTCAAGTAGTCCGCTTTTGAGTAAGTACTGTATTGTTATTTGTACATTTTCTTCTTTTTCATCAAGATCTAATGCGAGTTCTGATGCAAAATCATCTTCAAGTCCATCAAAGTAAAGTTTTCCATCACTCATGATTGAACGTAGTAACATTTTGAGATAGATAATTGTATAGGTATCACCACCTGCAATCTTTCGTAATCGTTTAATTTCTTTTCTTTGGAAAAAGTCTTTATGCAACTTCAACCAAAAATATCGTTTTGGTTCGCTCATAGGCACTATCTACCATAAACATGATCACAAGCGGTTTCTTTATACTGTGGTTTTACTTCCATAATCTCACCAGCACTTGCACACTTAACTTTTGGTTGCGTTTGCTTAATCACATCAAGCACATCTTTTAATTCTGTGATTTCACCATCATGTGATTTATATGTACCTTGCGATTGTTCTAATTTCTCAATTCGTTTCTTCACATATAATTCAACTACATCAATTCTTTTCATACTCATCTGTCCTCTTTTCTACTTCCTCTAATAAGTGCTTGCGTATCTCTTTTGCGAACACTCCATGTGCTTGATTGTGGCATTGCATACACAAGCAAGCTAGATTTCTTAATTCACTCAAACCACCTTGTGAACGGAACACTATATGATGGCATTGTTCTGCCCTGTAGCCACATATAACGCATTGTCCGTTATCACGTTCATAGGCTTGTTTTCGTGTTACTGAATATAGTTTTTCATCCTCACGTTTTCTTTTGTTCACTCTCCCACCCCTTAACCAATGATTGGATATAATCGCTATCATCAAGTTTTATTCCAAGCTGGTTGCACTCATCAACCAAGCAATCAATAAGCCGTTGCATTTCTGCAGTTGTATATACCGATGAGCCGTGGTAACACATGATGTTGTGATAGCCTTTTAGACTTTGGCATTCGCCAGCATCTTCGGCTATCCAGCCTATTCCATGTCCTTGCCATATCGTTATGTAGCGTTCGACTGCATCCTCACGGACTGGAACATATGTGAAATGTCCACAGTCCTTTATAGCTTTTTTGTATACATCCTCTTTTGTTGTGTAGCTATTTTTGCTTAACTCAACTGCAATCTTTTGTGCTATAAGCCAGCAATAAGAATTGGCATTTAGACTTCTTGATTTAGTTTTACGTTTGATTTCTACTGTGTATTCTTTATCAGTAGTAATCTTTGATAGATCATTGTCATGTGGTGCTGGTATTACTACCATTACACCTAGTGGCGAACGTAACAGTTCAATACCTTTTACGCTCCACTTCATAGCGACATTAACCAAGATTTAACTTGCTTTAACTCTGTTAGGTCTAACAATTTTGAAGACGATTTGTTGAAAGTTGTTTTTATGTAAGATGCTACTGTTTCATTTGGAACACCTTTTACTTTTACAAGTTTTGTTACTTCATGTAGTATTTGTTTTGTTAATTCGGTTTCATTGTTGCTTTGTGCATCATCATCTTCATCCCAAGCCACACCAAGAATAGAAGATAAAGAATATCTTCTTGCATATGTAACCACGCTACCTACACCTTGAGGGTCTTTTTTCATTAGTGGTAATGTGAATGGGTCGCTTTCAAACCACTCACCGCTAGTGTGTAACAGAACAGTAACAACAGTTACCTCTTCTTTTGATGTTGATGGCACTTGCAAGAATGATAAGCCGTTTTCTGAAAGTACTGGTCTTACTGTTTGTAGCAAACTATCAAGCGTTACATATTTTGCTTTTAAAAAAGCATTTTCTTTTGTACGCTCTGGGTCAGATACTTCCGATTGAAATTTAGCTAACGCCTTTGCTATCTCTGTTATTGTTTCACTTTTATTCATTAAATTTCACTCCACTCCACACCTAACTTAATCAACAAATCATTGATTGCTTTTCGTTTTCTTGCGTTAATATTTCTAACAACATATGTTACTGTTGCCACTTCCTCAAAAACTTGTGTAGGTTCTAATGTTTCATCTTGTTCTACAGTAGCCTCTACTGGTTCTTGTGGTGCTTTTGCTTTAAGTTCAATCTCTAAACGCTTTTCAAACTCTGCAGCAATAACACCATCAAGTTCACTAAATGGAACATTATTTACACAATGTTGAATTTCTTCGTACTGAATTGGTGTATCTAATGCGTAGTTTTGATTGAATAAGTCAATTTTCATCTTAATCATTTCTACTTTTTCAGCTTGCATACGTTTTAGATCATCATCATTTTGTTGTTGTTCTAATACACCTTTCAGCATTTCTTCAACAGATAGTGCAACATCGGACATTTTAGCGGTTTTGTTTTCCCACCATTTAGGGTTTGGCATTACTCGATTTTTATATTCTTCTCTAATGCCTAATGATTGTGCTTTATCTTCAACCATTTTTAATACTGTTTCTTTACGTTTCAGCATCTCTTGTTGTTCAAATTCACCAATTTGATTTGCGATAGGGTTTTCAACTCGGCTCACAACTGCAAGCACTTGTTCTAACTCTGCGGTAAATGTATTGTATGGAATTTTTAACTCACGTTTTTTATCAGCACCAAATCGTGTTAGCTTTGTACGGATAGATACAATCTCTTTTAAAACAGATTTCATTTCTTTTAGGTTATCTTCCGTAACAATTAACCCATTATATTTTTCTAATTTTTCTTCAAGGTACTTCGCAAGTTCTGCGTTATTCCAAGTTAAAGTTAAGTTGCTATCAATCACTTGTGGCTCGATAGCTGGTTGTACAATTACATCAACAGTTTCCATTTAATTCTCCTTATACTTGTGATAAAATATAAGTAGAGATATTTCGCATATTCTCTACTAAGTCCGTTGAAACTTCTTCTAAAACTTTTCACAACGGACTTTTTTCTTTTCGTAATATTGGATATCGTCTAACCAATATCCAACCAATATCCACATCACCACTCCTAGCATTGATTGACAAAAGAATGTCCAAAAGTCTATCGTGTCTAACTGTAGACTTCCCATTCCACCAATCACTAACACCGCTGCAATGGTGCGTAGTGCGTAACATAACTTAATCATTCAAATCTTCTCCTACAATCACTAGCATTTGGCTGGTGATTTTTTTTATTTCACTCTTCAACTTATGATTTTCTTTCCTTAGGCTCTCCACCTCACTTTGTAGTTTTCTGTAACCGATTGCGTTGTATTCATCCTCAACACCTGCTAGTGCTTCAACCTCTTTTTTGCTAAACTTCACACCACTTATATTTGGTAGTTGTGTTAGCTTTCCATCATTTCTTAGGTTGTAAACAGATGTTGTTGAGATTTGTAACAGTTCGGCTACTTGGTCAACTGTATATACAAGGCTCTCCATATCTCATCCCCTTGTGTGAATTTAATTCACTATTTTATTTAAAAAAAATTTCCTTAGTTTCTTTACTGGTTAATCTCAACATATCAACCAATCGTGCAATTTCACTAGCTTTAAATTCGCTATCACCTCTCAACTTCTTATATAAAGCCTTTCTAGTGATGTTTAACTCACTAGCTACAAAGTTTAACTTAAAACCTTTAGCGTTAATAATTTCTTTGAGTGTGTCCATTCTACACCCCCTTTCGTTTTTGGTTATGTGTGAATTTAATTCACACTCATAATATAACATTATGGTGAATATGTGTCAACACTTTTTCCTAAAAAAGTTGATTTTTTTTCACGTTACATTTAAAATCATAATGGATAATAGCGTTAAGAGGTGATTTGATATGACACTATATGACAATATAAAAACATTAAGAGAAAACCTGAAAATGTCGCAAGATGAGTTAGCAAGAAAAGTTGGATATAAAGATAGAACCAGCATCGCTAAAATTGAAAGCGGTAAAATTGACTTAGCTCAATCTAAAATATTTGCATTCGCTGAAGCTTTAAACACAACACCAGAAGATTTGATGGGGTTAAACTATTACAATGATCATAAAGTATCTGAATACGCACAAGCGGTAAAAGATAACCCAAATCTTAAACTACTATTTGATGCAAGCAAAGATATGTCTAAGGCTGACATTGATTTTGTAATAAACACTATCGAAATGTTAAAGAAACGTGAGGGCAAGTAATATGTTTATCCTTTCGCTTATTATATTGTTAATAGTTATCATCATCATATTTTATATTTTGACTAACTCAACAAGCTTTCATGACCAGATTGGATTTAAGAAATTTAGTTCTATTTGGCATTCCGAATGTGAAACAACAAAAATGCGAAATGAAACCCCAGATGAATATATGGCTACATATATTTATGCTATGAGCCTATTTGATAACGATATTACAATTTGCGATTTTATTATGAAAGAAATAGATATAAATGGTGGTCGTTTGCTTTATACAGAAGTACTTAAAAATTACGAAATAAGCGATTTGGAGTTAAAGAAATTAGAAATGGTTGCTGATATTTATCCTTTTGACCCTCAGTTAGTTTTATTTATGCATCTTAAAACCAAATATCATGGGAATTTAGCAAGTAAATACGCTTATGATTTATTATCAAAGAAATACAAGCCTTGGTTTTATAGAATACACTAACATATAACATGTGTAATTTCATTCCCATTTCATGAGATACAATACTCCCATAAGGGGGTTAAGTATTATGAATATTGTTTTGATTTACACTAAATTAAGACCAACTCAAAATGCAGTATTAAAACTAAACGATGATGGCACTTACACCATTCTCGTTAATAGTGATAAACCTATTGATGTACAACGAAAAGGAATACTGCATGAGATAGGTCATATATTAAATGATGATATGTTCAGCCACGCTAATATTGATTTATTGGAACGCATGGCACACGCAAGGGAAATAGAGTTTGAGGGAATAAACTTCTACACGCATATATTGTGAGGTATACTATGCAATACAACTTTACAATAAGAAAAAAGGATAAAGGGTTTCAAATCATTGTAGCCTATAAAGACGGCTATAAATGGAAACAGAAGTCTAAACAGGGTTTCAAAACTAAACGTGAGGCTAAGGAATACGGACACGTTATAGTTAAAGAGTTGGATAAAACAGCACTACTCACCAAAGATACAGAATTAAAAGAATTAACATTCAAGGAATTTGCGGATATGTTCCTTGAAATAAAAAAGGCACACGTTACGCACAATACATTAGTTATGTATCGCCATGCCGTGTGTGCTTTCAAGTCAATTCACAATATGAAATTGTCAGATATTAAGCCGTTACACATTCAAAATGCAATAAATAAAATGGCTACATCACCTGCTACCATTAGTTCGTACTATAAGGTTGTGGAAAGGATATTCTATATAGCTATCAACCCATACAAGATAGTTTCAGATAACCCATGTACTGGTGTTAGATTACCACGTGTGGAGCGAAAAAGTATGATCCACACAATATCGGATGATGATTTAAACCAATTCGCCAAGTACATGAGGGAAAAATATCCACAAGCCTATTACTTTTTACAAATAGCACGATATACAGGAATGAGGTTTAGTGAGGTGTACGGACTAACTTGGAATGATATATCCCTAGAAAATCGCCAAATTCACGTCAACAAGCAACTTTCTTTCAGAAAAGGTGTTATCACCTTTGAGAAAACTAAAACCGCCAATTCGGTGCGAATTTTGCCAATTCCGCCTATACTGGAGAATATACTTATAGAGTACAAATCACATGAATTAGCGTTTATATATGATTTAGTTTTAAACCCATATAAAAAGAATGGTGTTAAATGGCAAATCAACACATACTTAAAACGCTTTGGAGATAATTTATCAGCACATAACCTTAGACACACCTATGCCACAAAGCTATTAGCAAATGGACTAGATGTAAAAACTGTATCATCACTACTTGGTGATACACCTGCAATGGTTATGAAAACCTACGTACACTATAACGATGAAATGAAAGCAGCAGCATCCAATGCAGTTG